TTGATGTATTCCCTTATGAAATCAATAGTTCCAGGAGTTACATACTCATCAGCATCAACCGTAAAGATCCAATCAGATGTACAATAACTGATAGCCTTATTCCTTGCTTCAGCAAAGTCATCCCGCCACTTGTCGTAGTAAACAAGGGCTTGGTTTTTAATACATATATCGGGGGTGGAATCTACTGAACCCGTATCCAGAACGATAATCTCATCCGCATCTTGGATACTTTTAAGGCATCTTTCGATTACCTTAGATTCATTCTTTACAATTAAAACTGCTGCTAAACTGATGGTGGTGCTACGTATGTGCATTGCTCTGTTACTTGAAGTTCACCCTCGAAACGAAAACCGAACTTTGGCAAATATACATATTCTCCCTGATCTTTTATCGTGTAGGTTTTAAACAAGTCCTCAACCTTCTGACTATAAACATTTTGTAGGTTAAAAAAACCTTTCACTCCAGGAATCTTTCTGCTTAGAATCTCCACTATCTCATCCTTTACCGTTTGAAGGGTGTATCTCCAGTCTACTGATGAATCACTATTGTCGAATAATAGCTTCTGAATGTCCCCGTAAACCACCAGAGCGATGTTCTGCTTGATGAATGAATACCTCCAACGGGAGATAGCTTCCTCCGCGTCAGGAGCCGTGTACTGAATCGGGTCATCTACATCAATAAATCCGTAGCCATTCCATTGATCGTTAGCTAAAAGGTCGATCCAATCTTTAGTATTGGTCTGATAAATGCCTGGATAAACCCTCTCGTCAGAATCTACCCTGTGCTGCACTTGACCATAGAAGGTAATAGGTAAGGTGATATTATCGTTTAAAGCCGTTACAATGCCCTTAATAGCCCTGTTTAGGTTGGTTTCCGTGCCTACTGTAAAGGCTAATGTCGGTGAGGGATTCTTTTGGCTCATAGTATTGCATTTAACTTTTTAGATGCTAACGGTGATACTAGCTTTTGAAGTATCTTAGTGTTCGCTTTAGTCAATCCAAACAGGTCGTTATATCTTTTATCTAGCCATTGGGAATACGTAGTGTTCGGAGAACCCAATTCGATCCTGTCCTCCAGATATACAATAGCGAAGTTTTGATGATAGTTTTTAGTATCCTCCAAGTCCACAAAGGAGATTTGCAACCCTTTGCGTCTCCTGGATTTCTTTGTGCTGTTGGCGTACCTTCCGATCTTGGCATTCTTCGCTGTCTTTCCTTTTAGCTGTTGACCTACATTCATCTTTATAATCTCGGAGTCTACTTCTTTTAGCGAGGCATTAAGAATATTGGGCAGTTCTTTGATTGCTACCTCTATCCTCTTTTGCATCGCTTCTAGTTCCTCGATCATAGTAGAAATTATTTACTCTTTTCACTCTCTTAGTGGAAAATTATATCGAACTCATCCTAATGCTTTTGTTGTTCGTCTGTCTGAAACAAGGAGAGTTAAATTCACTCATATCAAAATCAACTGCATCTATCTCTCTCTTTAACTCAGTTTCCAAGCCGTAGAAGTTGGTGTCTATTACTCCCTTTAGCTCGAAAGCCATATCTTTCTTCAGCGTCTCCGAGATTCTATTTACCCTATTCGAGTACATTATCTTCCTTGCGACAAACACCGCCATGAACTTCATTACAAGCTGCGTAAAGCGTTCCTTTTCGGTAACTAAAATATCTGTTATGTCACACAGCACGGAGATATTAAGATTCAATCCAAAGTTGCCCACTTGAGGATATGAAGTATCTTCGATGTCCCACATCAGGTGTCCGTTTAAACTTGCTGCCTCAACAGAGATCGGTTCTACTTTTGCGAACTTGTTGTATATATTATAGGAGTACTTGTTATATACGTCTTGATTACAATTCTCGCAAGGGCTTTTAGTGTAGTCCCATTGCTTTTCGATTGATTGTCCTGTAATGTCATCTTCATAGTAGCCGATGAAATAAGATCCACCAGAGTCTACCTGATTAGCTACCGTAGTTTGGTCTATATCCGAGTAGTATAACATGGTATCTGTAAGGGCTACCCATTGAAACGCTTTAGCCGTTTTAGTGGTGCTTACGTTCTGAGTATAAACAGGGTCTATCTGTGAAGAATGAAAGACGTAGATAGTTAGATCGGTTTGATTCTGGGTAAACTGCAAGCCTAGATAGTTTAATTTAACTGCTATCCCGTTGAACTTACCAGGGGTTACCTTCAATCCTACGAATCTACCTTCGTTGATAACTGTTGAACTCATAGACCCAGCACCCTCAAAGATCATCACCTGATCCCATAGTGCTTTAGTCGATTTAGTTAGTTTCTTTTTGCTTAACACAGCTTCAATAGCCATGACCCCCACTTGCTTGTTTGTGTCCAATAGGTACTGCTCCAGTAATGACCTCCACCACGTAGGGTTAGAAGCGGGTGTTTTACCTGTGTTTGCTGCTGCTAGTGAGATGTAAGCCGTTCCACTAGAGATTACCTTATCACCAGCTCCGTAAGTCGTACCACCAGCGTATGCAGCTATTCCCATATTGTCAAAGTCCTCGCAGATGGCATCCATGTTCTCTATCGACAAGAACGGGTACTGATCTTGGAAGTACAGCCCTGAATCTGTCGTAGTCGTTGCCGATGTCAGACTAGGATAGTCTGGATTGCTTGGGGTTCTCCACCCTACTAGGTTGGCGAAAGCGGTCTGGATTTTGGTTACATCGTACATCATCTGTGAAAGATACTTATAACTTGTGAAAAATGCTTACTTATGAGTGCTTATTGTCCTTAACACTTAAAATAAAAGGACACCCCCCGAAGGGGATGCCCAGTTAGGATCAAGTCTTTGAAAGACCTGCTTTGTAGATAGTGCCAGGAAGTGTTGTCGAGTCACTATTATAGGCTCCGATAAATGAATAATCAAAACTGAAGTTGAAGTTTTCAATCATTGAAGCTTCAAAGCCGTTTCCAGCTTCGGTAGAATTATCACCGCAAGTGCTTTGATAGAGTAATCCTACTTCGATCCCAAGTAAAGGAAGGAAGATGGTCGACCACTCTTTTCCAGCGGTTGATGTGTTGCCCATCCTTGAGTCAGGATCAATCCATGTGAGGAAACCTAAAGAGCCAGTAGGCATTGCGAATACTGTTGCAAAGTCTCCAGCAGCTACGGTTACCCGATTGCTATAATGGAATGAATATCCCATGAACTCATAAGAGTAATTCTCAGCGTTTGCCGATCCTTGATTAGAAAGATGACGTACTAAGGTATTCACTCTTGGTGAGCCTACGATGTTATAACCACCATAAAGATCATTCGTGGTCATAATAGCCTCCAGCTCATTGAAGAACTGCTCACGGTCTGCGAAAGGAACTACCATCGTGTCAGAAGCAACTGCATAAGGATTGTCCTCTGCATTGTTGACGGCTGCTTTGTCGGTGTTCAAATCGGTATAGGCTAAAGTGTCAAGCTCTGCCAGGAGATGCAACTGCATATCCCAAATCTTCTTATTAAAGTCATCTTGATACTTAATGTAGTTATCTCCGTACTGAGAAGGAACCATGTGGAATCCTACTGCCTTAGTTGCCCAAGTCGGGGTAACATAAGCGGAAACATTAGAGTTAGTCAGACCAGTACAGCTTCTAGTTGTAGTAGTTGTAAAGGTCTTTTTGTTAATCACAGGTATAGTTACCGCATGATCTTCAGCCATCTTTGCTTTCTCAAGCTCGGCTGCATTAACGAGGTTAGGAGTGTCTTTCATGTAAGCATCCAAAGCCCCATAAACTGATGGACGATGTTCGTAATAGTCCATTGATTGGTCTGCGTATTTCGCTCTGTAGGAGTCCAATACTGTTGCTGCTAAATAAGCCATTTTATTATTAGATTAAAGGTTCATAGTTGACAGGGGCTTCGCCTAACCTTACTGCATTTCTTTAGTGTACTTCGCAAACACAGCCTTATATTCATCCGATTGAGGTTTCATATCAGGGAAGTTTGTACGCAAGTACGTTGTTAATTTAAGCGGGGTGTTCACGGTAGATGGAACTTCGACAGTTACAGGGGTATCGTCTTTGCCTTTACCTTCTCCCTTCGTTCCTAATCCTGGCTGTTGTTTGCCATTGTCAAGAATAGGTTTCAATTTAGATTGTAAAAGCTCTAACGGAGTGACAACTGCGGCATCTGTGCCACGCATCACCTCTCCTTCTGTGTTCTTAAAGACTAACTTCCCGTCATCATTGAAGTCGGCTATCGAAACCAAGTCCTCCAATACTTTATTAACGAAAGGCTCACGGACTTCGTCATTGATGATCTCTTTAGGTAGAAATTTAAAACCTACCATAGAATGATTCAGCTCTGATTTGATCCGTGTCTTCTTAAACTCTGTGCGTTCCTTCTTTACTCCTTCTTCCCAATCAGCCTTAGATGTCTTATGTAGCTTCTCCAACCGTTTCACTTCTCCTTGTAAATCGGTTATCTTTTCCTTTGCTACTTCATCAATCTTACCGTCCTTGAGTTTTACCTCAAGTTCAACAAGTTTCTCCTTAGTTGATGAGAGTTCATCTGATGCAGTCTTGAGCTTCGTGGCTTCATCTTTGATCCATTTATAACCCTTCATTCCGTCAGGTTTCTTAGTGCCTACGATCCCCTCAAAGTCCGCTTCATAACGAGAATGTAAATCCCCGATCAATGGTTTGATTCCTTTTTCGATTTCTTGCTCCTTGAAATTAGCCAGGAAAGTGGCTTCTTCATCGGCAGTTCTCACCACGAGATCCGCTTCAGGGTTCTTTTCAAATAATTCTATTACTGCTTCTTTTTTCATACGTCTCCTGTATGTTCGTTTATACTAAAATTTCCTCAAGTAAAGTTTCACATAGCCATAGATAACGTTTACTCCCGTTCCAGCCTGTGATACATAGATTCTCATATACTTACCCAGATCACCCGTAACACTCTGTCCTAGTATCGTTGTATCAGTTGAGATCGTGTAAGTCTGTAAGGTTGTCCAGTTCGTATTGTCGTTACTCGTTTGAACCGTTACCGTGTTAGTTGCCGTTCCTGATGTCTCTGTACCTGTGATCTGATAAGAATACGCATAGACCCCGTTAAGCGATCTAGGATAGACTCCAGAGTAGGTATCTGTATTGGTCAATGTTTCTGCATCAATTACAGTATAGACGGCTGGTGCTGGAAAGTAAAACAACTCAACTTCAGGATAAATCTGGAAGTAAGTCTTTTGCTTAGTTGTTTCAGCCGTTCCTGTTTGTAAAGCATAGACCCTTAGATAAGGATACAGAAGCCCAGTTACGCTTGTTGCTGTCGCATATCCAGAGGCATTCGCTATCGTTTGGATTGTATCTAAGTCCACCCAATTAGATCCGTCTAAAGACCCTTGAATGTAACTTACAGTTGAAGCTCCTGTACCAGCAATCTTTACTGATGCGTGTTGAATAGCATAGCCGTAAGGCGTTAGAATCGGTTGAGGATACTGCATTGACGCTGTATCATCTCCCGTGAGTGTGTCATAAGCTGCCGAATACCAGGCAGCATTGTTCTGCGAGTAGGACATTACAGCCATGAGCAAACCTACCATGATAATTGTTACTCTTTTCATTTTGTTTAAATTTAATTTGTTCATATATATAATTCCCTACTTAAAGGCTCGTTTATGCTGGCTCTAAAAATCCAGCGTCTGTTAATGGTTTCAGTATTTGTTGGTTATTAATTATTCATTTAATGTAAGGCTGTCCATGTCGGTGTTGTAGTCCCGGCATTACAGTATAATGTTCCGTTATCCAGTTGGAATACGAGCATTCCAAGTGTAGCTGTTGATCCGAGTCCTACCGTATCCCCCACAATAGTCTGAAGCGTTGATGCTGTCACCGCCCCTGTATTGGATACTACAAGTTTATCAACACCTCCTACCCGTAACGCCATTAGTTCATTAGTACTTCCCCCTGCTTGTGTTTCAAGTGCATCAAGTAATATTCCTATGTAGTTACCGCTCGCTTTATTTACCCTGCCCTTAATTCTCATTATCGCTTGCTCGTCTGTTCCTGTTAGCTCCCAATTTGTGCCTGGATACCCAAAGTCAAAAGCAGCGGGCATACCAGTAAGAACGTCTGATTGATACTTAAAAGTAAGCCTATCTGCTTGTATGGTTATATCATTGTCAGACTTGTATGTATAATCTAATACAGATACCATTTCTGTTCCTGTTGTGGTATAAATATTTTCAACATAAAGGTCTTTGTCAAAAGAATAACCTTTCCCTTGCGTACTTGTAAACTCCCAAATCGAATTAGTTGGGGTCTGGTCAGGGTCTAAGGTTAATGTAAGCGTTTCCGTAACATCATCTCCAACATCACTGTCCGCATCGCCTATCAGTTGAAGGACTGGTAATGTCTCATCTGGTGCAGCAAAGCCTACTGTAACCGTATCATAAGCAGTTACTTTATAGAATACCGAATCAGCAGCACCACTAATAGCTGAAGATACTGTGCGGTAAACAACCCCGCCTGCTATTGTTAATACCGAGTCTGGAGAGCCGTCATTTGTTAATCCTTTTGCGGTTATAGTAGATGAAAAGGTGGCTGCTCCTGTAATATTAAGACTAGTACCGTCAATCGCCCCTGCATATAAAGCTTGTGTTCCCGTTCCCTGTGCTGACCCTAATGTTAAGGAGGAAGCGTCTGCGATCATTACATCCGTTGCTCCTGTCATTGTCGTACCAGCCGATCTATCAGCATAGCCTAGATAAAAGATTCCCTTTGAAGCGTTGTTAGCGGATTGTAAATACCAGAATGGCTCTTGAGCATCGCCAGCATCTAGGTCGTTGAGGACTAATTGTTGCGTTCCGTTTGTACTTAATGTTACCAATCCTATACTTGAGCTTGCAGCAGCATCATAGAAATGCGATCCTGTTCCAGGTACACTTAATTGATTAGCTAACAATATACTTGTAGCAGCATCCCACTTCAAGTTAGTCTCGCTTGATGGCTTCCATGTTTGTGTAGCGTGATCCCAATATGTCATCTGACCCTCAGCCGTTCCTACATCCATCGAGGCTCCGCCAGCCCCAAATGCGACCCATGCTGATCCGTTGTAATACTTGACTGTGTTAGTAGCAGCATCATAGTAGATTGTTCCCTCTAAGGAGAAAGGTACAGTCATAGGAGTTAATCGCACAATCGGATCTGCTTCAACTTGTACCACTCCTGTCTGTGCAAATACCCCTACTGAGAGGAGCAGTATTGCGATTGTGATTAGTTTCTTCACCGTGGTCTTACTTTTAAGGTGTACCATGCGTTAACGATTATCGTTTCGGTTGCAGTTACATCTACATACATCCTGTATTTATATCCTGGCATATAAGCCCCTTGCCATGCCGTCTCGCCCGATACCGAGTTTAAAGTTATGGCAGAGAATCCAGGAGCAGCGATCCAGCTTGATCCGTTGTTTCCCGTTGTCTGCAAGGTTACAGTAGTTGTAGAAGTTGTCGTACTAGCCCATGACATATTCAGGAAATACGTATAATCAGCCGAAGTGGTTAATATGTAACCTGTATCCGCTGTTATGGTGTCTGCTGTCACTAACTGGTCATAGTGCAGTCTTGCTCCCGATTGAGCTAACCCAAAGAATGGGAGCATGATTAAAATAAGAATTAGCTTTTTCATTTTGTTTTCTTTAATGGTTTACCTGGTTTCAATGCCAGATCATCTGTTTCGATGGGTACTGGCTTAATCGTTGGGTCGTGGAGGATCACTAACTCAGTCCATCCACAAGCCGATTGTGATTCTGGATTCCTCATCTGCTGAAAGTCCTTCTTGCTTACAATCACTTTTCTCTTTTGTTCCTCATAGACCTTCTCCTTTGCCCTATGAATTTTAAACGTCAATAGTAAATGGTACGAATCAAGCTCTGTCTCCTTGAGGCTGTAATTCGGATTTTTGTTGCATTGCATACTCTTGAATTTTTAGGTTTATATTGGTAATCTTCTGCTCAAAGTTGTTTGGGATGAAGTCAATCATATCACCAAACTGAAGCTCAAACATTCTTATGTATTTCAATAGGTTGATCTTTATTCTAATGTCAATCGGGTCGAGAACATCCTTCATCTCCATTACCTCCTGAGTTGTTAATTCAGGGAACGGATCTAAATGTTTGTATATCTCTGCCCTCTCTCTGTCTTTCTTTCTATGCTTAAAGGCTACATCGTTGATCTTCTCATTCATAGTGTCAAGGATTAAACTATTAACCCCTTTCTCCTTTGCGTTTGAATAAGCCTCCATTAATGCTTCGGCAGTCTCCAGGTAGAAGTCCTCACCGAAGTCTATTAAGCACTCGGTAAAGAAGATGTCATACCTTAACCTTGCCAATGTAGAGTAAGTCCAGCACATGATCTGCTGGTAGTTCCTAGCTATATTCATCAGCACTTCTTCCCTGCTCTTGAAAGCTGCCTCTACTTGCTTTTCGTTTACCGCTTCATTCTCTAACAACTCACCACTTGCACCCACGCTTGAGGTGTATATGTCTAGTTCTAAGCGAGTGGTTTCTTCTACCGAGTACTGACAAGCTTCGATCTCTGCTGGCACTACCTGAACAGGGTTTGCCATCATATCAGCCTGACCCGTTAGCGGAGGCGGTACTGTCATAAACGATCCAGCACCCATTAAACCTTTACCCTTGTGTGTTGTTGCCTTCTCTTGCCCTTCCCACCACGTGGGCTTATCTTCACTCTCATTGTCTTGCTCTATCTCATAAGTGATGTAGATAGGATAGGCTGCGTGCATATCTAAGAGTTTCTTGCTTGTCTTAAAGAACAACAGCCAGTCTAAATCCCCTAACGAGTCTGTGATAGGGCTTCGCTTGTTGATGTAGTTTCCATCTTGTAGCTTATCACTCCAGAACATCCTAGCGGGACAGTATCCTAATCCGTGTTGAACATCTGCCAACAAAGCACCTTTCTTTCGGTCTTCGTATTCATACTTTCGCATGGAGATCGAATCATAAACTAACAAGACTATATTACCTTCAGAGTCCTTATGCTTGAAGATGATGTACTCCATGTCGTTCACCTCATCAACCTTCATATCAATGATCTCACTCGGTTGGATGAAGTAAAAGTACGGCTCTGGTCTGTCTGTTAGCTGAATCTCTGGAAGGTCTACCACCACAACCGAATCTATTGAGGTCTTTAAAGCTGACCAGGATTCCACTTGCCACAGGTGCTTAGTGTTTAAGCTCTTTAGATACAAGGTGAAATCACTCTCGTACTCATCCGAAGCAAACACATACTTTTCTACATAGTCCTTAGCGTACCAAACCCTTTCAAGAGCCATGAAGATGTCCTTAGTAAGCTCGTTAGTTGCTAAAGGGTAACTCATCATTGACTCAACACGATTCTTCTTATCTGCTGGCAGTAACTCTGAGATCCACATAAAGAACGTATCTACATACCGAGAGGCATGAAGCTTCTTCAGTATAACATCTGAATGAAACGACAGCCTCCTATGGTGTAGCTCTGATGCTTCTAGCTCCCTCTTATGTTGTGGGTTCTGAAGTAGATCGCTTATTTGTTGATCGTTTAAGTTCATTTGTCCCAGTATCAAATATGTATTCATCTCCAACGAGTTCCCAAACCTCATTCTTCGGGTGGCTCTCTTGCCATTGAAGGATTCTCTGGGCATATTGCAAATCTACTGTCTGCTCTGTACCACTAACAGAACCCCTCATCAGAATTTTCTTCTTAGCCATTACCAATCGGTTAAAGGGTTGAAGTTTGCAGTCGGGTCTGTGATAGTAAGATAGTCGCTCCAATTCTCAGGCATTGAGAACTCCATCATGTGTTCGTCAAGTGCGTTGAATCCGCCAATCTTCTTATCAGAGATCCAGTACTCACTAACTGGGAATCCTTCAACAAGTATCCCTGTTGCAGCGTCTACCGTGTGAATCAAGTAGCCATCTTCATTTACAAAGATAACCTCAAGGTCAGGCTCACACATCAGTTCTTTCATACTCCTTATCGTAGCTACTGGGAATGTACGTAAGGTAAAGGAGAACTTAGTTGGCTCTGATCCAACTACCTTCGGGATGCCGTTTCTAACTTCGTTTCCTGATCCTACTGTGATGATCGCTCCAAATTCAATAACGGGGTTATCAATCAACGGGGTAGGTACAGCGTGAGTGTCATCGGCAGCAGCAAACAAGTTAGTCCACGTTAAAGCCAGGATGGCAGTGGCAACGTCTGCTATGTCAATGCTTCGGGCAAATACCATCTTCTGGATCTGACCGACATTCTCTGGACAAGTGATAGCGGTAATGTTGCTAATAGATGTCGCTGTGGGGCAAGTGCAAGTTAAGCTCATATCAAATATGTTTAAGGTTTGATACAATATAACCTAAATCGCCTTGCTTGTAAAGTGTTATTTTATATTCTATTAAGTATGAAAGGGTTGTGGGATTTTAGAGCAGTCCTGTGTTTACATTTTAATCCTGAAAATAAAGGCTAATGTTTACAGATAGAAACAAAATGCGGTGTTTTGTTCCTACATAGAAACAAAAAAGCAGGGAGTTACCCCTGCCCCTGCTTACGGCTTTTATTTGACAGAGGTCATCCCCTCATGTCTTTCAAAGGTTTCAGCAAGTATCCTAGTAATGTAAATACACATAGTCCGATCCACCACGAGAATAGCACGGTGAAGATCATAGGTGAGAATAAGACTGCGATGCTAACTAAAAACAGGTCTTTCTTTTTCATTTGGTATCTCCTTTTGCTATATACACTCTAAATTCATGGAAGTACTCCTCTATATTCTTCCTTGCGTTCTCAATAGTATCCGTGTCTTCATAGAACTCCATGCCTAATGCGAACCAGCCGAATCCACCTGAACGGTTCTGAATAAAGCCAATACGGTATTTACCATACCATGCAATGTTGTCATACCTATATAACGAATCTTCTTCTCTTTTCCAAACTACTTTCATATCCTTCTTTTTCATGGTTTTTCCTTTCTTTATTATCATCATAAAACCTTAATATCTTAGTGTTCTCTGTATGCTCAATATCTATCCGATGAACAATGCCACACTTGCAACATTGAAATGTAAACTCTTTTGATTCGGGGAGGATTTCTAGTCCATCACCTTCGTATAACTGTATCCTTTTAGTTGTGTTCATGTCTTGATTAGGTTATTCCAAACTTTGGTCTTAATGTGGATTACTCTTTGATCTGACTCGCCATCTTCAAGGATGCAATGTCGCTTCAATAAGTACAGCTTCTCTTTGGTTGTCTTGAGGATAACTATGTAGATGTATCTGGTTTCCTTTACGAGATAGCAGTCCTTAGTGGTGTATCCTTTCATCAGTTGTGTTGTTTAATCTTTCGTATCGAATGTCCTAGTATGTAACAAGCGTCTTTCATCGCATCTAAAGCGTGATCGTGTTCCTTTACAGGGGTGTTGATGTATTCGTTTTTCTTTTTATCGTACATCCAGGTATAGCTTCTCAGTTCCTTTATCAGGTTTGTACTTGACTTGGTTACATATATCTTCTTCGCTTGTAGGTTCTCAATGGCTTTATTTACATATCCTGGAAACTTGATTGAGCCTTTTACATTCAGACCGTTGTCTGCCAGTTCAGATATATCCTTTGGGTTTTCGCTATCAGCTATTATCAATTCCCTTCTAACTCCTAAACTCTTTATCATGTTAATCAGTACAGCGTTACTCAATCCTGTCTGGTAGATTTCCTGATGGACATAGACACAATCCTTCTTGAATACGATCCTTATCATCACGGTAGGAGAATTAGAGAAACCCCAGTCTATTGCAAAGAACTGAGTATCATTGAAGGGAAACTCTGCATCGTTGATCTGGTGCCAGTCTGTGTAGATCAGTCCTTCGATCTTACCGACCATCCCTAATCCGTAAACCATCCACCAGTTCGCCCAATAGCTTGAGTCCTTTGCTTTCTCCCTTGCTTGTTCTATATCCTTTTTGATGCTCTCTGCGAGCGTTTCATTGTCGAGGTATGTTAGCACTAACATCTCAGCATCGGAGTCCTTCAGCAGCTCCGTATGTACCCAGAACTCACACGTGGGGTTGTAGTCTATCCAGATGATTCCCTTTGTACGGATAGCCAACTGATGATAGGCTTCCCAGCTTACGTTGTTAGCTTCATTGATATATAAAATGTCCCTTCTCGCTCCCGTTAGCCTCATCTCCTGGTCTGCTGAAAAGAACTCAATGTATGATCCGTTCTCGAATGTATATGTAAGATGTGATTTGTTGTAGTTGGTTTCGTGGAAGTTCTCATCGCCTTGCATTAGCTTGAGAAAATCTTTCAATGCTCCCCGTCTAAGGTGTGGGATAGTCTCAGAGATGATTGAAATCTCTAGCTTGGGTACCTCTACCGCCCGACTAACCAACCATGCTATGATAGCGATTGTCTTACCAGCGGAAGTACCACCCTGAACGATCCTCTTACGAGCCGTCAGCTCCCGTATCTTGACCGCTGCTGTTGTCGATTGGAACATCTAGATCATGTAATGGTTTGGTAACGAAGAAAGCCCTCTCAGCATCTTTCATATCTAACTG